CCTAAGACACCTAAAACACAAGCCCCCAGTTTTGTAGCTAATTGGTTAGAGGCTCACGATCATAAACTGCCTATGGCTATAGCTAAAGCTAGAAAGCTTAACAAAGCTAGAACTACGTTTATAGATAAGATGATATTAGAGCATTTAGTTGACGGTAGAATCCACGGAGAGCTACACCCTCTGAGGTCAGATAGTGGCGGTACAGTAACAGGTAGGTTTAGTTGTAGTAACCCAAACCTTCAACAAGTACCAGCTAGAGATCCTATGATAGGTAACTTAATAAGATCATTATTTATACCAGAAGAAGATAAACACTGGGGATGCTTTGACTACTCTCAACAAGAGCCTAGACTTACCGTACACTATTCTGTACTAACTCAACAGGATGGGGCAGAAGAAGCAGCACTAGACTATCACGACGATGACGCAGACTTTCATCAGATAGTAGCAGACATGGCTAACATAAGCCGTAAGGAAGCCAAAATTATTAATTTAGGTTTAAGCTATGGTATGGGTAAAGATAAGCTAACAACTCAATTAGGTATCAGTAATGAAGAAGCTGAGATACTTTTTGATCAGTATCATGAACGAGTACCTTTTGTCCGTGGATTGCGTGACTCCGCTGCTCGTCAAGGAGCTAATAGGGGTTATGTCAAAACTATTTTAGGTCGTAAATGTAGGTTTAATTTATATGAGCCTCACGATAGAAGAGAACTACCGTTACCTTTTGATAAAGCCATGGATGAATATGGCGGTAGATTAAAAAGAGCCTACACTTATAAAGCTATGAATAAACTTATACAAGGATCAGCTGCAGATATGACAAAGCAAGCTATGCTTGATCTATATAAGGAAGGGTTACTAGCCCACACCCAAGTACACGATGAACTTAATATATCTGTAACTGACAAAAAAGAATGTGAGAAAGTTGTAGAAATAATGAGAGACTGTGTAGAATTAAAAGTACCTAATAAAGTAGATGCAGAGATTGGTCCAAGCTGGGGTAACGTTACAGACTACAGAGAATATTTTAAATGATAAAAGGTTTTACCTGTGGTTGTTTTGATTTGCTACATGCTGGTCATATAGTTATGTTAAAAGAAACAAAAGAAAATTGTGACTATTTAATTGTAGGTCTGCAAACAGATCCATCAATTGACAGAAAAGAAAAGAATCCACCTGTACAATCTGTTTATGAAAGGTTTGTTCAATTAAACGCAGTTAAATATGTTGATGAGATAATACCCTACGACACTGAAGAAAGTCTTATAGATTTACTAGAGTCTACACCTATTGATATCAGGTTTGTGGGTGAAGATTATACAAACATAAGTTTTACAGGTGAAGGTCTGCACGAGATTTTCTACACAAGTAGAAAACATTCATTTAGCACAAGTGATTTAAGGAGGAGAGTATCCAATGAAGAAAGCTGAGTTAAAAGATATATATTTTAATATATATATGACCTATACAAACAGTTATACAACGCTTGAAGATATAGGCTACAAGTATGACATATCAAAACAACGAGTGTGGCAAATAATACGTTACTGTACACTAGGGGATGGTAACTATTACAAAGGTCTAGAGTCGTATAACAAGGCACATAAAAAGATGAAAGATACTTTTAAAGAAAACGGTTCTAAAGCAGTTAATGAAGCTATGAGAAATTGGTTAGAGTCAGAAGGTGTGAGGTTAATAAAAACAAAACATGGGTAAAATAAATTCAAGAAATAAAGGGGCTTCTTTTGAACGTGAAATAGCTAACCTTATTAATAGGTACTTTGACGAAATAGGGTACGACTATAAAGTCAAACGCAACTTAGAACAGTATCAAGAAAAAGATTTAGGTGACTTAAATATACCGAATCACACACTTGAATGTAAACGTTATGCTTCTGGTAACTGGTATAAAGAAGAATGGTGGAAACAAGTCTGTGGTGCGTGCGGAGATACTATCCCTGTTCTGATCTGGAAATATAACCACCAACCAATAAGAGTCTGTGTTCCTTTGTGGTCTATGCTGGAGATGGGGATACGAGATAATTCTATTACAGTAGTCCTTACATTTGATAACTGGTTAAGTTATGAACTTGCCTATAATCTTTAAGATTATGCTTTTATCCTTAACGCTTTTATATAAAGTAGTACCTATGTTAAGTAATTATACGAAGACATTTATAGAAAGGAGAAAATTATGGCTGATGCTGTAGAAACGATGGCTTATGCTGGGGAAACCCCTTGGCATGGTCTAGGTGTACAGGTCGAAGATGACCTAACACCACAAGAGATGCTGGTTGCTGCTGGACTTGACTGGACAGTAAGTAAAAGGCATTTATTTACCCACGCTGACCCAGACGTAAACGCTAGTGATGAAATCATTGGTGTAGAAAATTACTCTGTGTTAGTCCGTGATAGTGATAACAAAACTTTTGGTCCATGTGGTCCAAGGTTTGTCCCTAGCCAAAACTCAGAGGCTTTTGAATTTTTCAAAAAGTTTACTGACGCTGGACACATGAAAATGGAAACTGCTGGGTCGCTGAAAGGTGGCGAGCAGGTTTGGGGCTTAGCTAATGTCAGTAAAGACTTTACGCTTCCAGGTGATGACCGTGTACTAGGGTACTTATTAGTAAACGTGTCTCATAAATGGGGTAGGTCTAATGAGATTAGGTTTACACCTATCAGGGTAGTTTGTAATAATACGTTGACCATGGCTTTGTCTGACAAACGCACCGCTGGTTTTAAGATGCCTCATGTTAAGGCTCTTGACCATCAAGTGTTTGCTTCAGCAGAGCAGGCTTTGGGTCTAGCTGGTAACCGCATGGAGGAATTTAAGCAGAGTGCTGAGTTTCTTAGTAGTAAACAGTTTAACAAAGACACGGTTGTTAACTACATTGCTGACCTGTTTCAACCTGAGCTACTCGTAGCACAAGCTGAGATAGAAAAAATGAGTAATGTCAAAGCGATAGCGACACGTCAATCCATGGTTGATGAGTTTAAACGCATACCATCTTTGGTACACCAAGCGATTGAGGAACAGCCAGGAGCTAACCTTAAATCATCTAAGGGTACGTGGTGGGGTGCTATGAATGCTGTTACTTTCGTAGTTGACCATAAGTGGGGTCATGACCGTGACGCGTCTTTACATAATGCTTGGTTTGGCGGTCGTGCTTCGTTGAAGCAGAAAGCTATGACTAAAGCTATTGAGTACGCTAACGTTGCATAACTGTATATGGAACGGTGTTTTACGGCACCGTTCCTTTACACTATCTTAATCGTAATTAAACTATTACCATGGAAAAACAATTAAATAAAACTGAAGTGATTGCCTTTATCAGTAACACACCTGATGGGGTTGATTGGAAAAGAGTTGTGTTGACTACAGTAGAAAACGTAGGTAAATTAAAAGGTGGTTCTGCCTTACTATATGACCCCGATAGATTTAGTGGTCGTACTTGGTTAAACGCAGAAAAACATTTCATGCTGTATAACATGTACAGTAAAAAGAAACTAAAAGAACAGGCTAAACTTAATGGCAATAGACAAAAAATGTCTCATCAAATATGGCAATTAGTAAAGCCCCATGCTGTAAAACCTACTGACAAAGATTTATCTAGTCACTATGTACACAGTCCTGTAAAAGAAGACGCACCTGTCGTTAAAAAATCTAAGCCAGTAAAAGCTAGTGTAGGAATAACTAATGAGAGTGTTATTCAAGCTACAGGTAAAGAAGCTAAGTCTGAGAAAAACGCAGCACGTCATAGGCTGTATAAGAAAACAAAAGTAAAAACATTATTAAGCAAGGACACCATAAAACTTGCTGATATAAAGTATGATATCAAGTCTGGTTATGCTGAAATAGTCGGCTAAATGCAGCCCCTTACAGCGTTGAAAATAATAACCTATACTTAGGTATACCCTAGCTAAAAACAATTAAATGGAGCCCTTATGCAAACCCCTCCGTACCTGATTAAAAACTTTTTACTTACTATTAAAGCTGAGTGGATGCTAGATAAAACTACTCTTGAGTTAACTAAAGATTCTATGAAAAGTTTACAGGAGTTTCATCAAAGTGAAGGGTTAGGTGATGTGAACAATTTACTGCAAGAATATGTCACTGACCACGGGAATGATATATATTCTGTGCCTTTATTTACACAAGAGTTTTGTGACACCATGTTAGACGAAATAGAGAATATGAAACAACATTTGGCTTTTGAACCTAACGCAGAAGAAGATGAACTTAGACAGATACCAGAAATAATACTTCACGAAAAAGCACCAGAATTATTTAACTCGATGCTTGGCGTAGTCTTTAATGTTATGAACCCCATCTTTATGTCAATATGGCAACGTTACTGTAGTTCTGCTTCAACTATACAGATTGCGAACTATAACGTAAAAGATAAAAAGCAAGGTGCGTGGCACCATGACCAGACTGCAGATATTAGTATGGTTGTACCGTTAAACACTGGCAACTATAAAGGTGGCGGAACTGAGTTTCATGGTCGTACTACTGTAGAACCGTTACCGAATGGGCATGCTTTATTTTTTCCTAGCTTTACACACATGCACCGTGGCTTACCAGTTGATGAAGACGGTGACCGTTACTTGCTGGTATTTTGGTTGTACGGTGGTGGTAATGATTAGCTTTACTCTAAGTTAGAAGTAAACTAAAGTATATGTTTAAATAAATAAAAAGGTGATAAATGTTTGATAAAGATTATAGAAAAGTTATCTGGCAAGACATAGAACTTATTAATAAGTTTGCAGAAAAGCATGGATACAACCGTCAGGTTGATATAGATAAACTTAAAGTAGATCTAAAAAAGTCAATAGAATCAATGGGTTATAAAGACTTTGACTCAATAGTTTTTGTAGCAAGTGCACTTTTATTACATCAACATAAAAGCGGTGAAGAGTGTGAACCACACATGAGAATTAGTATATTTCTGCCAGACCTTGGCTCAGCTATAATTGACTGTGACATTGATATCTGGAGATCTTTAGAAACTATCGACAAAAACTTAGTACCAAGCATACATTAAATTATGAAAATATCCTCTTTTGAAAAAGGTGTCCCTATACCTGAAATTATGCCTCGCAATAATAAATATAATCTACATCTAATGAAGGTAGGTGAAAACTTTACCGTTGAGTATTGGGACTCTGATGATATACAAAAACTTAGGGTAGCCTTATCTAATTATGCTAGAAGAAATAAAAAGAAATTTATTACACGTAAAATAGAGGAAGAAGGTGACTATAAACTACGTGTGTGGAGAGAATTTTGAGTAAGAAACTAACCCCTAAGCAAGAAAAGTTTGCACAAAACGTAGCGAAAGGTATGAAAAAGAAAGACGCTGCAAAAAGTGCTGGCTACAGTGAGAAAAACGCAGGTCGTGCTGGCACTATGTTAAGCAGTGACGCAAACCCAATAGTCAAAGATCGTATTCATCAATTACAAACCAAAGCTGCAGATAAAGCTGAGCTCACGTTGGGCAACCATTTAGTAGATCTCAAAGAGATACGTGATGGGGCTATGCGTAATGGTGCGTGGTCTGCTGCCGTGACTGCCGAAGTGGCAAGAGGTAAAGCAGCAGGTCTTTATGTAAATCGCAGTGAGCTAACTGTTAATAGAGTAGACAGCATGTCAAAAGAAGAAGTGCTAGAACGTATGCAACAACTCTACTACGAAACAGGTGGTATCCTACCTCAAGGCAAGGTTATAGAAGGAGAATACGAAGAGCATTAACCTTTGCCTTTCTTCCTAAACTTATACTTTACTTTCCTTTACTTCTAACCTATGCTTTAAGGGTTAAGTAATTAACTATGTGGTTAGGTGCTCGACCTAGGAAACGTAAGGATAAAATGTGCGAGCTCTTTACCCTAACCACATATTATTATAGGAGAGGTTATGGAAGAATTTAAATATAAAAA